GTATGGTCAAATACATCAGCAGATGGAACTACTTTAAACGATAGTCTTAATGTATCTTCTTTAGGAGATAGTGCTACGGGACAGCAAAATATAAATTTTACTAATGCTATGGGTAATACTAATTTTGCAACAACAATCTGTCCTCAAACTAATATTGACCAAGAGTGGGAGCAGGTAGCAAGTAGGACTACAAGTAGAGCTAATATTAGGGCTTATAATGGAAGTAATTATGCTGATGTTGGTTTAATGATACAGGTAGCAGGAGATTTAGCATGACACCAGAATTTCAAGGAACACATTTATGGGATAGACTAGGGTGGGCAAAGCAAAACCTAGAGCCATACAGAAGTGAGTTCTGCGTTGTATGGGAAGACCCTGACAACCTAGATGAACCTGCAAAGGTAACACACCCTGACCCTAACTGGATGGCTTGTGCATTGAATGGTGGGATACTACCCCCTGTATGGGTTTATTGGGAACTCAAGAAGGACGAAGCAAAGCCTGACTTTGTAAAGCATACAAGAGGATATCTGTTGCATAACACTGAGCCAGTAAAGGCTATGACAGAAGAAGAAGCAATAGAATACCTAATAATGAAAGATATACCTGAAAAGGTGTGGAGAGATTATGAACAAGCCAATCATAAGCGTTTGTTTATAGTAAAGAAAGAGCAGTTACCTCAACATCGAACATGGCGTAACGCTTGGAAAATTGATCAACAAGTGGCATAGGAG